AAGTTTTTCCAAGCATCTACGCAAATATCATCAACAAAAGAGTCGATTGTGTGGCCGTAGGGCAAGTGTTGCATTATTACGCCGCCATGCGAAAATGTCCAGCCATCAATTCTGTGTGCCAAGCGAAAATTATCAATGAAAAATTGATCCCCTAAATTTTTATCAAAAAATTCTTTGCGAAAGCGTTTTATTTTTGAACCAGTCACGCCTGAACAGTCATAGTGGGGATTTATACTTACTGGAACAGAACTGCTATGTCTGTTCTCGTAGATATATTTCATATCATGGTTTCCCACGCAAAACTTAAACTTTTCTTTTTGCGGGTGGTTTAATACAAGATATTTAAGATATTCGCAAGTTTCTTGAAATCCCGAGACTTCGGGCGGAGTCTTGAACGAATCAAAGAAATCTCCGAGAAAAACGCATTGATCGAAGTTAGCGCAAGCTGCAAACGATTTTTTTACATAATCAGTATCTTGGTGAACGTCTGCTATGATTAAAATTTTCATTTGTTCGCTTTATTTTCCTAGATATTCCAAGGCAATCCATGTTCAAAAAGATCATATTCTTCAAACTCTCCAATAGAAACCGGAACTTTGATTTTCTGTCCCGATGCCCTATTCCAATGTTCGGCCCAAAATTCACGATTTCTAATCACCCTTTCGCCTTTGTCAACGTGTCCAGTATGCCAAACCCAAATTCCAAGCTGAAATAGTTTGTTGTAATATTCGTCGTGAGTTTTAGCTTCGAACGGAACTAAGCTTTGGAACTTAACTAAATTGCCTTGGCCGTCAATAAGTTCACAGCCATCTGATTTAGAAACATCAATTGTTCCATTCGCTTGCACGGCTTGTTGTATAGGACCGCGAAAACAGCCGTGTTTGTGCAAATACCACTTGGCAGCAATGTTCTTCCTAGAATCCCATCTAACGGTTTCTAGGCTATCGTAGAGGTCAACAGAGGGTATTAGGAGACTGCTAATATCTTTATTGTTTAATAAGTAGCTGGCCTGTGTGTCCCAAAGCGGCCTTTGATCCAAATTGATTAGTTCGTCAAGATCGATTCCCAACTTAACTTCGAGTTTCGTCCTGCTGAGTGCGAAATTCTTTATTTTTCCGTCAAGCAGCGGGTCTTCGTAACTAAAATCACAAGAAACAATGTTTAGGTTGCGGTAATCGTTGATTCCCTTAATGTCGTTTAGCATTTTTAATGTGCCATCATTACTGGTGTTCACAGCAATGGTTACTCGATCTGCGAATCTGCAAAAATTTTGAATGTGATCTGGCGCGATAAAGCCATTTTTGTTTAAGTTAAATGCTGAAGAATAGATTTCAATTTTCATTTTTAAAATATTTTTGTAAATCCTGCATTTTCAAGCCTAGCTCTGCGACGATTCAAGGTTTCAACTCGTTCACTTTTGCCGCGAAACGATGCAATGGTTATTCCGTGGCTGATTTTCCATAATATGCTACTGCCGCGAATCATTCTGGCAAAGCTGCCTTGTGGTGATCCACAAAATTCATCAATAGTTATTGTTTGTTTTTGTATAGTTGTTTGCATGTTGTGGGTAGATTGAAAGATGTTTGATCTACAATATCAGCCGCTATTGAAATTGTCAATTTTTATTTCTTACAAATATTGAATTTCAACAAATTCCTCGAACCTTTCTAAAAATCTTTTTTGCATCACTTCGCAATAATCAAAATTCGCATCGTTAAGCAAAAAATTTCTACCGAGTTCTTTGGCGGCAATTCCTGTTGTTCCTGATCCTGCCATTGGGTCAATAATTAAATCTCCGGCGTTTGACTAAGAATAAATAATATCACAAGCCAGCTTAAAAGGAAATATCGCAGGGTGTTCGTGAGCCACTTTTTCTTGGCTTACGTGTCCCCCGCCAGTAACGTATTCCCAAACATTATGTCTCATTCCCATTTCGTCTCGGGTTTCTCCACCTTTGTTTTGTTGCCACCCGTCTTTGGTTCTGTTTTTTCCGTGAGACTTTTGGCCAACGTAAATATTTTGGCGATCCTTGATCGCGTTAAATGTCACCGGAGAACGATCTTTAGAAAGCACAAAGATATATTCAAAAGTCTGGTGGTATCTGGTTTTGCTAGGAAAGGCAAAGTTTCTTTTCTTGTAGATTATCGTATCGTCTAGATTAAATCCAATAGAGTTGAAATAAATAGCTTGCTTGAATGACGAAAGGCTTTCTGATCCATTCACCATTTGATCGCCAACAACTCAAGCTACAACACCCCCAACTTTTGTGACGCGATATAGTTCATCTGCTATCTCTTTAAATATAGAGTTGTCCCATTTTTCGCCACCGTAGTCTCTTAGGTCGTCGTATGGAGGCGAAGTCACAGTGAGGCTGACTGAATTTTCAGCAAGGGAAGAGAAAAAGTTTTTGGCTCGTGAATTAATTATCATTTTGTTTTTTGGTTGCTTTTCTTACTATGGAAGAGATTGGCGTTTCTCAAAAACTAAAAAGTAAGAGTGGTTCTTGCGGGCGTGTGCCTGTTTGTAGATTTTTGAGCATGTTGGTCGATTCGTTCGCACTACTACGAACAGGTCTTTTGCATAGAAGCCTAACTCGGCGCAATCATTGATTATTTCGACATGGGTAAGCCACTGCTTATTGGCGCTCACTTCGTCTTGGCATTTGACCACGAGGATTCCTTTATTTCGTAATACGCGGCGGGCTTCCTTGGCGGATTCTAAATACATTTCTCGAACAGCACCGTGCCATTTTGCAACGATTCCTGTTGCAGAGTGATTCCCGTAATAGTTTCGCATGTTTGCGTGCGATCCTGTTCCAGCAAGGTGATCTTTGTGGCGACGGTAGAAGCCTTCGATGTATGGCGGATCAAGCACTAAACAGTCGATTGTGCCTGTAGCATACGGGAGTTTTCGGCAGTCCACCCCATCCTTAATGTCTGTTGCCTTAAGATTGTATTGGTCTTGCGGCATAGTATTCCAGAAGCACCCTTTTCCATAGGTCACATCAGCTACAACAGAACCGTGAGGAACGTGCAAACTCATAAGTTGCTCGAATACTTTAGCGTTCTGTCCAACATGTGCGGACAGCACTAAAGATTCATTTTTCATTACGTGTGCTTTCATAATACGATAGGCGCAAACTAAAAATTAATTCCGAAAATTCGAAACAAATAAATCACCAAGGAAATCAAAATAATTGCCAAGGCAATACTTAAAAAAATCCCTGTAATTAATAGCGCGCAAATCCAATAAATAAGATAGGCCACGAAAACTGCGAGTAATGCTCTGAGAACTGATTCAATCATAATGTTTTTTTGTTAAATTTAATTGCCTTGATGAAATCTATAGTCAAGCATTTCTTGTGCCAACTTTTCATTTTGGGTCTCTTCGTTCCAATATTTATTGGCTCGGTGTTGTATTCTGAGTGTTAGTTGTTGGAGTGCTAGGGTTTTAATTTCTCTGCCTTTGCCATCATCGGTGATTAATAGACGTTGTAATTCTTCGTCTTTTAGTGTTGCTACTTGTTCTTTTTTCATTTTAATCTTTCTGTGCAGATATCATAATATTCTTTTTCTTTTTCAATGCCGATAAATTGGCGGTTGAGGTTTTTGGCGACTAAGCAAGTCGTGCCGCTTCCCAAAAATGGATCAAAAATAATATCATTTTCGTTGGAAAAAGCTAATATGCACCGACTAACTAGTTCCTCTGGAAACTGGCAAGGATGGCCTGTTTTTTCGGGATGGTTGTGTTTTACATTTGTTATCGCCCATATATCCGAAGGGTTTTTTCCAAGCGGATTCCCTGATAGCTCACCTTTTCGCGGCCCTTTAAAGTGTTTTTTGTTTGGATATTTAGATGGCACCCTGATCGAGTCTAAATTAAAAACGTGATCTTTATTCTTAGAGTAAAAACAAATGGTTTCATATCTCCCTGAGAATCTATTTTTGCAATGTAGTCCGTGGCCATAGTGCCATATAACCCTGTTAATTAAGGAAAAATTGTTTTTTACGAAAAAGGGGTTGGTTTCTATATCAAGAAAATGAACAAATCCTTTTTTAATGTAGCAGCCGACTTGCCAAATAAATATGCCATTATCTTTGAGCTTATTGGATAAGGAGTCAATAACCTGTTCATAATTAATATTTTCATCGTAAGATTTTCCAACTTGTATATATGGCGGAGAGGTTAGTATTACATCTATCGACTTATCGGGAATATTCTCTATCAACTCTAAGCAATCTCCATGCCATAATTCTTGTATCATAATTTTAATTTTTTTATGCCGTTAATCTCTTTTTCAATGCCACCCTTGAACAACAAAAGAATCTTTGATCCATCCCGAGGGAATTTTTCCTTCTGCTGGCCATTCACCAGCAAAAACTTGTTGCCATTCTTGTTCGCTCAAAATGTCTTTGTAATAACCATCGTAGTCTTTAACGGGTTCAACAACAAACAGTCTTTTTGTGTCGGGTTCGTGGCGAAATACCCCGCCGTTTTCAAGCTGTCTAATGCTATCACTTCCGTTGTCAACGAAATAATGGCCGTGAATAACCTTATTGTTCCAATGTTCTTGAACGTGAGTTTCTGTCCATTTATGAGAAGTAAAAGGTCCGGGGCCACCAGCAGGAAACGGACCTAAATCTAAATAGTCAGAGACTTTTATAAATTGTGCTCTTTCAGAGTAAATACTATCGCCAGCCTGTGCTCCAGCAAGATCAATGCATTTGTAGCTAGTGCCACGTAAGATCATTTTCCAATAATCAATATCGTTTTCACTTAAAGCGCGACCTAAAAACTGATCGCTTTGAACATAAATGGCATAAGTTGTTTTGCACGAAGCAATTAGATCTACCGTTCCAATGCCACAGCCGAAATTTCTACGAGACAAAATCAAGTCGTCAATAATAGAATCTTGCTTTGCATAAAGTTTGTGATGTTCTTCTTGTGCCCCGCCATTAACTAATAATGTTACGCGATATTTGTGATGAGCAAAGGTCTTTATAGACTCAAGTAATTTTGCTACCTTGCTTGGGCGATTATAGTCCAAAACGAGATAGGAAACATCGCAGGGGTCAGGCTTCGGCTGAACTAATTGCATCGTCGGCTTTCTTTAGTAACTTTTCCTCTAGTGCGTTTTCGTAACGATCAATTCCAGACTCAAGAATTTTTAACACAAACTCTCCAATTTGCTGATCATTTGCTTTTTCAACGCCAGCCCATTTTGCTGCATCGGCTTTGCAATCGTCTGACGGTTCGTATTCCATATCAACGCCACCACAATCTAGCTCTGTGAGATTCACGACTTTGATATATTCTGCGTTTGCGGTTTTGTTTGCTTCTGCGCTGAAAGCCACTGGGGCAACTTTTGCATCTTTTGTTTTTGTGTTTTTTCTGCTCATAATTTTATTCCCAAGAAATCAGGTAATGTCCTCCCGCCAGATATTCAACGTGAAAGCCTTTTGAGCGCAACTCGTCAATGAGTTTTTGCGGAAAATAACTGTATCCGCAAAACTCTTCTAGTGGCAAAAGTTTAATTGTGATTGTTTGCGTGCCGTAAGTTCGCGCCAGAAGCTCAATGGATTCATAAACATGTGTTCTGGTGGATTCTAAATATCTCGCTTTGATTGCAAGCTTTTTTGCTGTTTTTGCATTAAGTGTTTTCATACTATTATTATCTCTTATCTCTATCTAATTGTCAATTATTTTTTTGTTTCTCAATGATTTGTTTAATCTCTGCGGCAACATACTTTGGGGATTTTACGATTTTGCCGTCGGGCCGTCTAACCAAGACTTTTTCGCCGCACTTTGTCATTACAGGGAAAAAATTACTTTCCACGGCTAAGTCGAAGTCTTCGGGTTCCCATAGCTTTGACATGTTGCTATCGAACACTTCTATTTCAACATCTTGCATATCAATTCCTGCTGCAACGGCGGTTCCATAGCCAACAAAAGCCAAGTCGGCAACGCCATCAGCAATCATTTCCAAATCACACTCTGATTCTTTGTCGAATTCAATCTTGGTGTTTTTCAACGAGGATTTGTCAATAATTATTTTGTCGCCAAAGGTAACTTGCAGCCCTAATCCGTCAATAATTGTTTCTAATGCTTCTTCTAGGATTAGTGCAGCACGTAGCTTGCAGGTTTTTTCGTCTAGTTGGGTGGGCGATTGAGGCGTTTCTTGCTCAAACGATTGCATCCAAGTTTTTACTCTTTGTTGTGGGTTTTCCATAATTTGTTTTATTCTTTGGTTATTTTTGGGTAGGGCAATATTTTGTATTTAGACTCCAAGGCTATCTTCATTTCTTTTTTTTGTTTTTTATCGCCTAGTAGTTGAAAATACCGATATTTGTCTCCCTGCATAATGACTTTCACGTTATCTACGCCGAACAATTCTTGAATCTTTACTAGCGATCCTGTTCCAAATTTATTAAAACAATTTTTTCTATGAAACAGCTTGCCGTTTATTTGATATTCTTTGTCACCTTTTGATATTCCGCAGTATATCCAATTAGTCGCCTGATAGACATAACCGCAATGATTGTGTAAGGAATCCGCATAAGAAACTAACGCCAGCGGCTTTGGAAGCAATTTTAGTGAATTACCAATTAAAAAAGACGATAGGTTTTTAATATTATCTTTTAGGCATAGTCGGTTTAATTCTAAGCAGCCAAAATTGCCTAATGAATTTAAATTGCTGTTTGCTGGAACGCCATAAGTTATTACGCCTAATAAATCGTCGTTGTAAAAAGCACCAAATGCGAATTTTACGTGAGGCATTCTTTTTGCATAATGTATTTGCAATAAAAATGGTTTGCAGTCGTTTCTACTAATGGTCCGAATATCTATATCGTTGAAATCCATTACTTGTTAACCTTTTGATTCCTATAAAAATCTAAACACTTTTGGCTCGCAACAATTCTCGATTCATCAAAATCTCTTAAAATACTAAGTCCTTCAATCGACTTGACCCTAGAAAGTGCAGAATATCCCATACCTTCGCCAAAAATGGCTGATAAATCAACCGATACCGCTTCTAACGTAACGCCTTGATTAGAATGAACAGTTGAAGCCCAATTTAATCTCAATGGCACTTGCGTTCTAGTTGCCACTACCCGATATTTAATTTTACCGCCAACCGTTACTTGTTCTTTTAGTTCCCAACATTCGGGCTGAATAATCGACTTAACACCATTAACAAAATGAACTTCTGGATAGCCCTCAACAAAGCCTTTGACTTTGCCAACTAATCCATTTACCAAGCCGCCCTCAGTATCAATATTAAAGCATAGCGAAACTTGCGCCTCAATCTTTAGTTCGAGTTTTTTCGGTGCTTTGCAATTTTTGTCAAAAAACTCAGAGTGTTTTGATTCACCAGTGTCTTTACACCAAAATGCTTTAATTGCGCCGGGCACTACTGCAAAAACCTTTTTGTTATAAGCCTCTACGACTTTGTTGTGCGCGAAAATTCTCACAGGAAGAGAGCCGTTAATTCGCGGCAGTTTAACTCCAATCCTATCTTTAATCAGTTTGATATTAGAAGTATTGCCAACTCTAATCTCATTCAATACTTTTGCGAATTCTGATTCGTGGTCTTGGCGAATAATTTTAGTTAGCTCAACTAATCTAACATTAGCCTTTGACCACGCCGCTGATTCAAAAGCAAGCGATTGGTTTTGCTCTAAATCATTTGCGCTAAAAACTGGCTGTAGTTGAAAAAAGTCTCCGCACAAAACAACTTGTATTCCTCCAAACGGCCTATTGTCTCCGCGAACTTTTTTAAATACCCTGTCAATTAAATCAACAATCCTTGCTGATGCCATGCTGATTTCATCGATCAACAAAAGCTTGGCCGATCTAATTCTGCCAGTTGCTTTTTTGTTTCTCCAAACCCACTTCATGATTTCGTCAAAGTCGCCAGTTCCAAGGCCAATTCCCGCCCAACTATGTATTGTGCTGCCGCCTATATTTAACGCAGCAATGCCAGTCAGCGCGGTTTTGCCATAAGATACGTCTTGGCTGTCGAGAAAGTCACACAGGAATTTTGTGCAAAAACTTTTGCCGACTCCTGCGCTTCCTGATAGGAAAATATTCCATCCTTCACATGCTAGTTTGCAGAAATCTTGTTGTTCGCTATTTAGTTTGCTGAAGTCAGCGTGAGATTTTAATTGTTTTGATAGCGACATGGTTTGTCAATAAGGCGTTATCAGCCCCAACTATTAGCCATTGCCTCGGCAATTCCAGAAAAAGTTTTGCTTCTAATCTTCCATCTGTCTTTTGATGGCCCAAGCTTGTTTTGTCCGCTAGGTGTTTGATTGGCGTAAATATCTTTTGTTATAACGTTCGTGGCAATTAAATTTGGTAAATTTTTCAACCACAAACAGGTTTTTTTGCTGGCATCGTGGCCAAACATCCAAGGCTGAACTATTTGATTAGGCTTACGAATGCGCGAAGAAATAATGCTTACGGGATTTTCAAGAGCAATTCTATTTATTGGCGCATCTAGTAATTTTTGAACAAAAACAAGTGCTTGTTCTGTTAATTCTGGATCTCTAAGTCCTCTTGTGGTCCAATGCATACCGCTAACCGAAAGATATTGACACGGAGGATGTGCTATCATTAAGTCCCAATGAGGGTCGCTTAATGGTCTAGCAAATAATTCTCCGCTAATCTCGGTGTATTCCAAGTCGTCTTGATTCGGTCCAAAACATTTGCACTCACTGGTTTGTTTGCAAGAAATTTCACAAAGATTTTCTCCTTGAGGGTCGCAGTTAGATTGGTGGGTTACAGGTGCCCAACCATCAAGCATTTTTATTACGTCGCCTTGATAATGCAGCCCTGCAATTTCTGTTGGCAAAAAGTCGCACGACCAAACTTCATGTTTTTTTTCTAAATTGTCAAAAGCAGAACGAACTACTCCAGAATATTCACAGGCGATTAAGATTCTCATTACTTGTCTAATAGTTGCCAGAACCTATCATTGATTAGCTCTTGTTGTTTTTTATCGCTAATTTCTCCGTTTCCTACTCGGTGAGCATAGCTCCATTTGTCTACGTTATCTAATAGCTTGCCTAGCCTGTTCTTGTCGATACGAAGAATTTCGTTATTAAAAAGAACAAAACAAAGATTCATTTCGTGAAGAAGTGATTCGTATTTTTGTATTTTTTGTTTTTGCGTTGGAGGCTTTGCCATTTGGTGTTATTATAGCAGGTGTTTAGAATATTGTCAATTTTTATTTAAAATTTGTTTTACTGAGCCCAGCCGTTAGCCATAAGCCCAAAGCCATCCATGAAGCTTGAACTAAAATTGATATCTCCAACCTTAAATTTTTCATTAGTAATTTTATCCATCAAAACTTTATCATGACAGATTATTGCTGCTGATTTTAAGTCATAAAGTTTGAGGTTAGTCACCGGAAAAATCTCTTCGGTAATTAAGGAAAAAACTAACCTCTGAACCAATCTGAGTTCTATCGTGGTGTTTGGCAAAAAATATAGCGATTTATCGTCAAACTCTATAATTACTTGATTTTTCTGTGACGTTTCTGTTAAAACGTCAGATAGTGTGATTTTTTCAGCTTTAATTCTCATTTGTTTTGCGCTTGTTATTGATCCCTAAATTTCTTACAAAGACGACCGTATTCTTCCCGATCTGACTTTTCAAGTTGTTCGGCTTTGTATTTATCTCTTTTGATTTTGTTGGCGGCTTCTATTGCTGCCTCTGTTTTCTTTTTGAGTTCTCGCGCTAATCCAATACTCTGAAAAGCTTTGGACGCTCTCATTTTGTCCTTAGAGTAATTTTCTACCTCAATATAAATATTGGAAAACTCTACGTCCCAACCGTCTTTGAGACTTCCTGTGAAATTTTTCTCGCCGTAAAGTAAATGATCTGTGACTGCTTGGCCCATCTTTTCGTATAGTTCTTCGATGGTGTCAGAACTAAGAGTGCTATACGAACGCTCCTTACTTACATAATTAGATTGGTCATAATAAGGATGAACTTCAGCAGCGGTTACGCAATAAACAATTTTACCCTCGTTCTCGTGAAAAAGCCTATCTGATATTTTTATTTCTGTTTTCATATTACAGAATATAACACCCAACAAGCAACTTGTCAATTTTTATTTAAAATTTGTTTTACGCCTCACAACTAACGCAATGATTCAACTTTCTCGCCAATTCTTGTGCGGGATTAGCCCCGCGCTGATAATAAAAAGTTTTAATTCCCAATCTCCAGCCTTCAATCAACAAGGCGTTAATCTCTCTAGGCTCTGCATCCGAAGGAATCATTAGGTTGAGCGATTGGCCTTGATCAATATACTTTTGACGTTGCGCGGCTTGTATAACAATTTCCTTTTGGCTGATTTCCCCAAAGGTTTTAAAAGTATTCTTTTCGATTTCCAAAAGAAATTCCAAGTGCTGCACCGAACCGCCTTTTACTAAAATTGACTTCCAAGTGGCTTCGTCGTTCTTGTCGTATTTCTTTAATACTTCTTTTAAGAAAGGATTTTTATAAGTAAAATTTCCTTTGGCCAGCTTTTTAACAAAATAATTACTATTCATTGGCTCGATTCCTTGTGAAACCCCGCCAAAAATAAAAGAAGATGAAGTTGTTGGCGCGATTGCCATTTGCGTTACGTTGCGCAAACCATATCCTTTTAATAATTCTGGTTCGCCAAACATCACGGCAAGATCTTTTGAGGCTTGTAAACACCTGTCTCTCAACAATTTAAATATTTCTACATTCTTAATCTTAGCTTCCATTGATTCAAACGGAATTGATTTTGATTGCAAATAGCTGTGCCAACCTAAAACGCCTAGTCCCAAAGCTCTTTGAGAAACAGCAAATTTTCTTGAACATTCCATGTGTTGAACACCTGTTGTTTTTTCAATAAATTCAGACATTACCGCGTCTAAAAAATAAATAAGTGTTTCTACAGCATCAGTATCTTTCCATTCTTCGTAGCTCAAAAGATTCATTGACGAAAGGTTGCATACGAACGATTCGTCCTCGTCTGTGCTTAAAAAAATTTCAGCGCAGTTGTGCGTTACGAATCCGTTGCAAACCCAAAGGTGTTCTTTTGAATGAACCGTGGTGCAATAAACATCTTCTTTTCCTTCATAACTAATCGAGGTTATTTTATGGAATTTCTTGGTGTCGGCTTCATTGCCTATGGTGAGCCTCCAGCAGTCTTTTGTTTTGTATTCTAAGCGGTCGCCCTTGACGCTAGGCAAAAGAGTCTTTAATATTTTTATAGATGTTTTTACTCCAAGGTTGCTTAGGAGCAACTGAATTTCTTTTAACCATCCGATATTCGTAGAAGAAAGGTGGGGTTGAATTGCCTTACCGTTGGACTTGCCAACGCGAACAGCATTCCTTACATAAAAAAGACCCCTTATGTATTGCCAAATAGTTTCTTCATTAGATTGCCAAATCCAGCTTGGAATATGTTCTCTCGTTTCGTTTCTCCGCTGCTTGCCCAACGAAAAAGCTTCAACTGGCATATTTTTATTTCCAAAAATACCCTTTGCGGTTTGAACAGCAACGAAATCACCAACTTTTAAGTTTTTAACTTCTGTGTTTTCTGTGGTTATTACTTGTTCTTCTCCAACATTTTGTTTTCTGTTGATAAATTTCACCAGCTTATGATATCCGGTTACTTTGTGCTCCATGCCGTTGCTCAAACAAACCTTGTAAACATCAGCATTTTTTTCAACCAAAGTCATTGGCTCTGCACCAACAATGTTTTTATTGTCAAATAGTTGTAGCTCGCCGCCAATTTCACAAAGCTCTTTGGCGGTTAACATTCCGTGCTGCGACACGACTCTTTGATCGCCAGTAACACAGAGTTGACTTGAATGAATAATCTTGCCTTTATCTCTGTAAACTTGTGGTGCATTTTTATTAGCCGTGTCAGTAAAGAAAATATATGGATATCCAGTTTCACTTCTTTTTTCTAAAATCTTTCCCCAAATTTTTCTTTTTGGCTTGTCTCCACCAATCATTTCTTCCATCCATTTGTCGGTAATAGTAACTCCCAAACTAATGTTTTGAATTGGATGACCTTCGCCTCTTATTTGTAAAAATTCTAAAATGTCTGGATGTTCTACTGGAAGATATGCTGCAAAGGAACCTCTGCGAACTCCGCCCTGACTAATCACATCTGTAACTGTTTCAAAGATTTGCATGAATCTAACTGGTCCGTCTGTTGCGCCACCAGTAGAAATAACAGAACCCCTTGGCCTTACTTTTCCAAAGAATCCTGCTGTGCCGCCTCCGCTCTTACTCATAATGCCAACTTCAGAGGCTTTGTTTAAAATCCCCGCAGTATTGTCAGGAACAAGCACGCTGAAACAACTAATTGGCATTCCTCTTTTTTTGCCAAAGTTTGATACAATAGGCGAAGATAAAGAATAATATCCCAAAGAAAGATAGTTTTCAAATTTTTCCGCAAATCCCTTGATCCCTAGCGATTTTTCTGCTGACATTGCAATATCAGAAAACCTTTCAATAGCATCTTCACCTTGTTCTAAGTAGCCGTTGGCTAAAAATTGTTTGCTTGCGCTGTTAAGCCATTTGTATTTGTCGTTTTGCATTTTTAAAATAAACTGTTTTCGTCGAAACTTTTTGATTTCTTCGAATATTCGGTGGGGCGACCAAAGAAAAAGTCGCTGTGATTGTTGCCAAGTATTTGTTCGTCGAACCAAGAAGTTTTGGCTAACAATTGCGAATCAATATCAAACATTGCAGAATACCCAATTTTAACCAAGCTTTCATTCAAGCGGTTTTTAATGAAGTTTTTCAATAATTCTGAATTTAGTCCATCTTCGTTATATCCATTAACAATCCATTCAATGATTTTAAACTCATACTCGATTGCCTCTTGGCATTCTGAACGAATCTTAGTCTCTAATTCTTCGTCAAAAAGCTCTGGATGCTCTTCTCTAATAGTATTGATAATTTTTGCTCCAGCTTCAAAGTGCAAGTTTTCTTCTCTTGACGTATAATCTACCTGCTTGTCTGTGTCCTTTAGAACATTTTTGAATCTTCCGAACCACATTATAGTATAAAACTGAGAAAAGAGCGCAAGATTTTCAATAAAAATAGAAAAAAGAATTATTGAATAAACAAACTGTTTTTTATTATCAGCGTGAAATTTGTGCAAATGCTTTTTGAGATACCCAACTCGGCCTTGTATAATATCTTGCTTTAAAAGATCGTCAAATGCTTGCTCTAATCCTAGTTTTTCCAACAAACTTTCGTAACTATCTCCGTGTATAACCTCTTGCGAGGCAAATACAAAGCCCAAGTCGTAAAGCGAAGGATGCGGACAATTATCCCCGAGTTTACTCCAAAACTTTTTCACACTAATCTCTAGCTGGCCTATTGTGGAAAGTGCCCGCACTACAATCTGCCTTTCTTGTTCTGTTAATTTAACCAAAAAGTCTTGAACGTCACTTTGAAAATTAAATTCTCTGTGCGTCCAGAATCCGTTTTGTGCTGCTTCGATAAATTGCTGCGTCCAAGGGTAATTGTCGGGTTTTCTACTAATCTGTTCTTCAAAAATCATATTTATGTTTATCTTTTTTCGTGTCGTATTGTATTTTACATACTTATTTGCAGCAAGCAATAAGGAAAAAATATTCCTAGTAATAGACGAAAAAAACTGTATTAGATAGCTACATGGCCCTCTGGAAACGTGAACCTACTCGTGCCTTTATCTTGATCCAAATCTAACTCTAGCTGGTCATCGTTAGGTGTTGAGCGAGAAATCCCAACGTATGAAACGTTCCCGATTTGGTCCTCGTCGAATTCTAAGATCAACGGTTTGCTCTTTAGCCTTGGGTCTTGCGGCGAAACCTTAATGTCTAGGTTTTTAAACCTGTATAGCAAAACGATTGCTGCAATACCACCCCTAATCAACTCAAATAAAGACTTGATGCGCCAAAATATACTTATTTTATTTTTTGGTTTAACTTCGGCTTTGTTTTTTGGCGAATGATCGCTTATCCACTCTTGCATGTTTTTGTATTTTTTCATAATTTAAAATTTAGGGCAACCCTTGTATGCTAATTCTACGATTTGTCCGTCTCCGGGCTTCCAGCCTAATTGTTCTGCTGTATCGGCGGTTCTAATAATATCTCCTTGTTCGTTAGTAATTCCGTAATACTTTCGAGGAAACTTTGCAAAACACACGTAGTATTCTTTTCCGAATTTGTTTTTGTGGCCGGGAAACTTAGAATATCCGCATTGTGCTCGACCGCCAAATGGAGCACCCTTGGGCAAGTAACCTAAGTCTGCGGCAAAATTAGCACTAGCTTTGTTTTCGTCAAAATTAGTGAGTAGACCATACATGTATACTAAGTATTGTTCAAAGCCCCAAAGCTGTTCGTCTGAAAACTCATAGCAACTAAATGGTTCGTCAGGAAATCTTAGGTTTACAAAAACCGCCTTGGATTGTTTGCCGCGAACTTTCAAACACCAAAGGGCGTAACAAAGAGCTTGTGTTTTGTGGTCGTCAATAGACTGACTGCTTTTGTAATCTATGATTAGGAATTTATCATTCGCTTCGTCGTGAATGAGTTTGTCAATGTATCCAACCAAAGCATATTCTGGAGTTTCAATTAGAATTTCCTGTTCAGCGGACAATGTTTGCATTCCTTCGTTGTAGAAATCGCTGGTTAACGCCATAACAATCATTGTCGCAACCAAGTCTCTGTTGTTTTGATCTTTGTTGTCAAAATCTCCTAATTGGTATTTTCTAAACTGTTTCTCTAGGAACCTATTAATAACTGGAACTAGGAATGGGTTTCCCGCGTCCACGATGCTCTGTGTGAGCTTTTTGCAGCCAGAGCGTAGAAATCTCTTGGTAAGGCATTCAAAGAGCGTATGGTTAATCGTGCCTCTGTTGCTTCCATCGTTACCTTCGTCGGGTAAGCGAAGGTGTTTTTTAGCAAAATACTGCCAACTGCAAGAAGAATAACTCTTGAGTGTTGATGCACTTAATCTAAATCGGCTGTTCGTTGTTTTCAATTTCATCTTTGTTTTCTGTTTGCTGTTTCAATATTCTTAAATCTTCAAAAAAATATCCCGTAAAATCAGGATAGATTTCCCAAAGCATTCCTGAGTTTTTCAAACTATCGTATTCTTCTCTGTTCATTGTCTTTTTATCGGGCAAGCGCAGTGTTCATACAAATTGCAGAAAATGCAACTTCTTCCACCGTTTAGGTAAAGGTCTGGACGAAAACAAGAGCTTGCTGTTTCGGCTTTCAATACTTCAATATTCTTTAGTAGCGTAATTGTTTTTACGTTTTTTGTTCTTGCTGGCTCGTAACTTTCAAGAAATTTAAGCGACTTGGCTTTTCTATTGGGATCTTTCTTGCGCCTTTCTGCTGCGATTGCTGGTCTAGCTTTTTTTGCCTCACTCATTTTGAACCAATCTTTTTATTTCAAGCGAAGGCAGCGAAATATGAAATAGCTCTTTGCCGCCATCCTTGATGTATAAATCCGTCATGTGTTTTGTTCCACCATTTTTTACCACATTATTTCCAAATGTCAAGGCAATTACCATATCTGATTGTGCCATTGTTGCGTTTCGCGCGTAAAATCCGTCAAATACTTGAGCTTTCGCTCCAAGCTCTATGGCCTTATTAATATCTCTTATTGGTCTTCGGTCCACCGCTAGTCCAAACTTTCTGTGATAACAATTACATGTTCTGCCGGGATTTTTTACCCAATCAATAGAGCCGTCATCGAAATATGCTTCTGATTCGATATTCGTTGGTAAGCATAGGTCGAGATTAAGTTTTCCGGGATACTTTAAGAACAGTAAAACAGCAATGTGATCTGCCCAAGCCGCGCCACCGCTAACTAAGGTTATTTTACTTTCGCTGTCTAGATATAACGAATCAATAATTTCTAGTGTTTTTAAGCACATTGCCGAATATAAAGACTTATTTAACTTTGGTCCGTCTTCTTTGCGTCCGGCTGTTCCTGCAATAGTAATGGTCATGTCAAAAACGATAGTTAAGCACCGCTTTAATTCCCTCATCGTCAAGAACCAAAGATTGTTGGCGCGGCTGTCCATACAAGCCTAACGAATCGGCATATTCGTCACTCCTAGTAACTGAAGGAAATAAGTAAAAATCAAAATCATTGAATTGTTTTTGCTCGGTGTGATGAAGATCTGCAAAAAGTGCAGCCTTTGCTTTTACTCCGCGAAAATCCTCATTGCAATGAATAATTGCGCTTTGAACAATAGATTGTAGTTTTGGTCCAAACACTTTTGCTTTGTAAAAATTAGAAGCTCCGTGTCCATAGACTACACCCAAACTTCTTTCTACAAAAACTCCTAGTGGCGCATAAATAATTTCAAAGCTAATGTTCGGCTGTTCTCTAAAATACATAGAAAGAGCTTTGAATAAAATCGAATCTCCAACACCAAAATGATTGCCGGGACACGATCTAATAATTGTTTTTTGAGCAACGCGCGAAAGCTGGTCAATAAATTCGCATAGCGAGTTAAATGCTGCGTCAAACATTTCTTCGTTCATCAAGTCGCAGCGAAGTGGCGTGCCTTTGGTAGTCATGCCCAAATTGTTCGAAGAGTGCAAAATGTCACCCAAGGAAATAATATTAAGGCATTCAATGTTAAGATTAAACTTTTTAATATCAGTAATGATTTCCTGCCAATACTTGTTTACACAATTAACGGTCCACTGAGTTGACATTGATTCGCCCCTAAACATAGACTTGGCATTTGATTTTGCGCCATAATGCAAGTCAGAAAGAACTGCTAAGAATGAAACTGCATTTTTTTCTTTGGCAACGATTGGCTTATACGTCTTATATGCTGGCGGTTGCCAAGTGTCAAGGAAATTTTCAAGTGGCTTTATTAATCCCGACTGATATTCATTCCACTTTACTGCGTCATTTTTTGTTTGTTCCCAATCTTTCTTTTGAAAACGCTGAAGAAGTGAAAACCGCTTTTCGCTTAATAGGTCTTCAACAATTACGTCTTCATCTTTTTCAGCCAATTTTTCCTGAGTCACTGGAACCGAGTCGTGAGTAAAAGAAAGAATGCGTAAGATTTCCATAAGAACAACTCTTGGAATTTGAAACTTCGCAGAAATTTGATTGATTGATCCTTGTTCGCCGTCGAAATTAGAATAGTTAGAAATAATTGCCTCTACTACTGATGATTCTAAAACAATATTCTTGCCAGCTTTTTTGCAAAAGAAGATGTATTTTTTTGTGTCGGAATTATAAACGTATTCTTCGGAAAATTCAAGCGAGCTTTTACTATCAAATTTTTCGCTGCAACTGTCTGCGGCCTCTGGCTCTTCAGCAAGTCTCTTCGTCCATTCTTGCGCCTGACGCTCTTTAAGTCCCGTGGCTGCTTGAATATACTTTCTTGCTTCGGTGCGGCGACCAGCTAAGATAAGTTTCTTGGCTTTGTTTGAAATGTTTTTATCAATCATAATTTTGCTTACTCTGGAATTGTTAATTTTTGTCTCCAAAAGTCTCTGAGGTAACTTGGTGTTTCTGCTTTTAAAACTTCGTTCCAGTCGTTAAGCGGAGGCTGAACACCTTCGATTCTGGAAAATAGGCCGCTTAGTTTTTTGCCTATAACTTCTGTTGCTCTTTGTCCGGCATACTCATTGTGTGTGCCATCTTTGTTTAAAGAAATAAAAATTGTTTTTGTTCCCCACTTGATTAGATTTTTAATTTGCATGGGAAACATTTTTATTCCAAAAAGGCAGATGCAGTTTTCTATTCCTGCCTCGTATAACGAAAGAACATCTGATGGTGATTCAACAAGTATTACTTCCCTTGAATACATTATAGCTTTTTTTGCCATCAAAGGAAACAAGAAGTTTTGTTTATCTCCAACTATTTTGTGTTTTAATACGCTCTTTGGAACATCATCGCTGTTCCACCGTCCATAAAAGCCTGTTATTTGTCCTTGGTCGTTTCTAAGGTTCATAACAACACGATTGGCCATTTGGTGTTGTTTGGCAATACCAAGCTGAAATCTTTTTTGCACCGCTACGGAAATTTTGCGAGACAAGTAGTAGGAGTAATCTGGAATCAAATTAGATAGCATTGATTCGTCATAGACCTTTGTTTTTTTTATCTCTATAATGTTGGGACGTATACGAGTTTCTTTTTGAAAAGACCCTAGTTCTTTTAGGAACTTTTCGGTATTTTGTGGATCGCTGCCAACTGTTAAAGAAATTAAATCTTTTAGGTTGCCTGATTTTTGTGCAGCAAAGTCTACGAATCTACCAGTTTTTTTGTTGATAGAAAGCGAAGACGGATTGCTTCCACCGCGATACAAGGCAGCAGAACGAAAAAAGTCTCCACCGCCATCCATTGCTACGTATCCCATTGATTCAAGAATTGATCTAACGTCAGAAGAATCATAAATTAGGTCTTCATGGTTATCGCTAGGTTCAACAATAAGTGCTCGCTTAGTTTTTGCGTCAAACATTTTATTTCTCTTAGTCGTTGGTGGAGTGAAATTCAACTTCGATGCCAAAGCTTTCTTCTAGGTTTTCTTTAACGCCGCCAAGTAGCATCCATAGCTTAGTTTGTTCGTCATCGTCTTTCTGAGGCTCGTAAGTGCAGTTAAAAAGACAGCCAGTTGTAGTGGCAGCTAAACACATTACTGGAATTCCAATTTTACCAGCTTCCTCGCTAACCTTTTCAAAAAGCTGCAATAGCTTTACCACATCAGCCTTTGCAATGTTCGATAGGTTTTCATAGTCGAGTTCCTTATCATTAAATTTTACTTTTTTCTTGCTCATAATTTTAAAATTCTATTGATCCATCTTCTTCGCTAAATATTTCGCCGCCTTGTGCAAGTAAAATATCATCACGATGCGCCGTGACATATTGTTTTAAATCTCCGCGCTCTTCAATATGAAAGTTCTTAATATCCAACCTGATGTGGTTTTTGCGATAGGTATTGTCAGGCATCTTTACATACTTAATGGCATCTTCTGCTTTTTCGCCTAAGTGTCTATGTTTAACGCAAATCATCTTAGCGTTTGCATCGCCGCCTTCTACCGCAACTTCATCAAGAAGCATTTCGCGCAAAATAAATGAATGCGTGCTTTGCTGAACAATTCTGTCGGAAATTCCAAAAGTGTTTTCAGAGTCATCAACCGAGGCTGAGTTTTTATTCTTTGTGATACCAGAACGATTAAGCTGAAGACTTGTGTAAAACTGAGTTTTCATTTCGTTGCTGTATAAGCTCTTAATGCTTTGCACAAAGCTACCCATAGCTTTCCACTCGGGAGTATTAGGGTCTTCGCCATCAAAAGGCTTGAGATAATCAAGGTGGGTGAAAAATGGATTTCCGCGACCAATGTTTTTGTAATAAAACCTTCTAATCATGGATACTGCTTCTCGGCCTGTTTTATGACTAATATCTCGATAGTAATTTTTTAAATTATACTTTTTAATCGTAGCAAAAACATCGTTAATCATAATTTTACGAAATTCTTCATTGCTTTTCCACTTGCCTGACTCCACAGCATGAAAAGGTATTTTACCGCCAGAAAGCATACAAACAACTCGAAATTGCAATTCTTCTTTGCTCATTTCTCCGTGATCTAAATGTAAAATTGGAACGCCGTAGTTTTTTGCAATATTCGTGCAAATAAACATTCCAGAAGTTGTTTTAGAACCGCCGCTCCTAGCTCCTGTAACGGTGATAGAGCCGGGTCTGTATGGTCCGTAAAGCTCGTTGTATCGCTTGAACGGTCCGTAGAATCCTTGGGGTTCAGGCTGAGTGTCGCCTAAGAATTCCATTTTTTCTTCTAGGTCTTCATAAATGTCTTCAAATTCTTGTGTGTAGTCGTAAAAATCAATGTTGTGGTTAAAGGTTTTGTCTGCAAGCTCTTGGATTTCATCGTAAGTTTTGCCTTCTGCGCCGCTTACCATTTCAGAGATTACTTGTTCTGAGGCTTCGATAATATGCCGCCGCATACTAATCTTTTTTAGTTCTGCTGAATATTTTCGCGTTGAATCTGCTGTTTTTGCATCAGGAAGATAAAATAATGCATCGAGATAGTCAGCGGCCTTAAATTCTGCTCTGGCATCTAGCTTTAAGGCTGTAATGCGCTGTGCAATTAACAATTTATTTAATTCTTGGCCGTTCTTATGGAAATCTTTAACTACGCTCCAAATTGCGCGGTGGTATTCATGCGAATAAAAATCTTCGACTTCTAGAAAATCTATGTCGTAAATTACGTCTGGATTATTCAATACCCCGGAGATTACACTTTTTTCTAAATCTGCACTGGCAATTTCTTTTGATTTAAGCATTATTGTTTAGTTTTTCAAATTCTCTTATTTTGTCTACTTGTGATTGTTTTAATCTAACTCCTGATTTTTTTGGTAAAAAATCTTCATATACTGGCGACTCTGACTCTTCGACCTTGAATTTCTTTCGCCCAAGATGCAATTTCCACATGTTGCTTATCATGCGGTCTGCTCTCTCGGTTTTTAGCCAAGATACGCTTTTCATAACAAAGCCTAGTTCAATAAATCTCCAAAAGTTCCACTCTGGATATTTCTTAAACACCTGAGAGAAGAACATAAATTCTGCTTTCAGCGAAGCTGATGTGTCTGGTTTTTGTTCTAACAGTCGAGAAAGTATATACTCGATTTTTTGCCCACGACTATTCTTCTTCGTTTTCATCTCCTTGGGACTCAAGGAATTCGTGTTGGATTCGTTTGTTTGATTGGATTTCAATTTGTCTTAGGAATTTTGTGGCATAACTAGTTAACGCTAATTCGCAAACCTCATTATCAAAACAATAAACAGGTTGAATGCCGCCTAGTTCGTCTATCCGAAAATAGAGGAAGCCGCCGGTAGTAAATTCGTTAAGTTGGTGCAAAAAGCATTGAGGTAGCTCAGTAGCCGATACTTTATTGAGTCTATTATCTTCACTATCTTCAAATTCATGTTCATTTTCTTTGTTCATTTATATCCTCATCTTTTTTTACAGCTAACTTACGAAGTGGAGGAATCGTTTGGTTAGTTACTATATAGTATGATTCGTCAAATGTCAATTTATTTTTTTCCTCGTCCCAAGCGTAAGAACATAATCCGTTGTGATGATCTTTTTGAAATTCAATTTTATCTATAAGTCTTTTTTTACTTTCTGGCGTTCCATCATAAACCCAAGAAAGGTGGCGGATAGATTTAGAAGTGTTTCGCGGAATAACACACCAAGGAACAGAATACATGTTTGAGTCTCCAAATTTAGCGTCGTTATCGTAGGTCCACGCGAAATCCCTTGCCATTCTAAATATTCTTGGAGCAATAAAATTGTCAACGTAAGTTTCTGGACTAATCACAAAGTTCTGAAAGGCAACCTTATACCACAAAAACTGCGGAGTGTTTTTTACGAACTTGATAATATCTTTTAGTTGTTCTACGTTGTAATGCTCATCAGCATCAACGATATACGCAATGTCGTATGCGTCTTCTTTTGCTTCTTCAAGCATTACGTTTCTTATTTCATGTTCAAGATAAGCGTGTTTTAAAAAAACAACTTTATCAATAAGATTTTCTGATTGCAGCTTGGCAACTTCTAATGCTGTTCCGTCCTGACTAACGATTGGTTTACCCATCTTTTCGTATTCACGAAATAACCCGTGGATAAAATAAGTTTTAGAGTTCTCAATGCTTTTTAACGGCGTGACGCACTTTCTAATTAGGTGTGCGCACTCGTATCCAGCAATAATAAATGCTATTTTTGGCTCTATTGGAGTTGCAAGCAAATTATATTTTTTCATAGTTCAATGTCGAATTTTTCTTTTATCCACTCAGGAGTGAGCAACTTTAATTCGTCGTAGTAAATTTCAATTAGTCTAATTCCGTTAATTTCGCACCAATTTAGTTTTTTAGAGTCTCTTTTTATTTGGTTTAGGTATCCAATCACGTTGCCGTGAAAGAATTCTGAGTATTTGGTGTGCTGGTCGCCATGACTTTCCACGGCTAATCTTAAAGATGCGTTATAAAGATCTAAGCGATAACGAGTTCCAACTAACGGAATTTCTTCATAGCACAAGTGATACTGCCAATATGGCCGAAAGAAATCTTTTACGCCTCGCTGAAACTTAGAAAGACAAGCTGCGTCCCAATCAGCAGCATACTTTGATATGTTTTTTGATACAACTGCACCATTTAGTTTTTTAAACTTCACAGGATTGCTTTGAATTTTTCGTAGTAGAATTTAACTATCTCTGGATGGTTTTCTAGTTCTTGATAGAAATTGTCTTCGCCTTGAATTTTTTCGGGAAACTCAAAACCAGCGTCGGCAATTTCTTTCACGGTGTCTGGAGACATGGTGATCCAAGATGTTTTCTTAACGGCCTTGCCCCAAGAAAATAACATATCGCCAATTTCTCTTTCCAACCAGATTCCCGAAGGTTTGCGGCCAAATTTAATTGGGTATGTTGTAGTGATTAGCTTGCTTTTTTCTAAGACAGACTTTAAGATAGTAACCTTGACTAGTCGGCCTAAAGCTCTGGTCTTACCGTCGTCTAAAGTTCCGCCAGAACTAGGCATGATAAAATCTCCTTTATAAGACATCCCGTATTCTATGATCCAATCAGCAGCGTGATTTAACGCAGAGCCGCCAGAAAAACTCCCTAGTCTTGGGGCTTGCTTTGCGTAAGGATTGATTTTAATATCAGAGGTAACTTGAGACATGGCTATTAAAAAATGGCCGCGCTTAAAAAGCGAAACGCTTAACTTTTGAAACATTTTCTTAGAGAGCGCGGGAACTCCTGCTACTTTTGATTCGCCGTCAATTTCTTTTTTAGAATCTGCCTCTAGGATCAAACCATCAACAGAATCCAGAACGAATCCATAACAAGTTCCTTCGGGATTGTTAATTGAAAGATCTGCCATTACCTTGATAAAAGTTTCAAAGATATTTGTTTCGAGAATAAAAACAGTTCCATCTTCCCACTCTTCGGCGTCGTAAACGAATTTTAGTCCGCAACGAGCGATCATTTCTTCGGATAGTCCTCTGCCTTCTGCTAATACCCAAACGCCTTTGCGATTTTTGCCAGAGATTAAAAAGTTTCTTAAAATCTCTAAGGCCTGACTGCTTTTGCCGGAACCTGCTGGTCCACAAAGCCTTACGACTCCGGGCGAAATAGGTCCAAGCAGCGCGTCAAGTATAAACGAGCCAGTAGAGCATTGCCAAGTTTTTCTTTCGTGAAAATTGTAGTGAGTGTCTTTGGTGGCCTTGAGTGTCGCGGCCAAAACAGACTTTCCTGTTGCAACAGACACAACCTTCTCAACGAGTTCTTTGTCTTCAATCTTTTTTAATGTAATTGCCATAGGTTACTTTTCCACTTTTTCTTTTTCAGCAATTTTATTAAGAGCCAGAAATATTTTTTCGTCAGGCACGTCCTTAACCGCTTTCCACGCAGAAGTATCTTCGCCTAGCTTTTGCATAGACACTAAGAACTTATCAAATGTAATTCCTTTTTCTCCAAGCTTATCTTCCAACAACTGTTGTGGACTAAATTTCTTAGTCATTGTCACAGCACTATCCTCACCTTGATCTTTTGATACTTCGTCTTGAGCAACAATATGAATTCCTAGAAAGTTTCTAACGGCGCGGCAAAATCCACGGTTTTCTGCGATTTCAACAAGGTATCTTTGTGCAAAGCTATCGGTATTCCCAAGGTGAGCCGAAGCAAGCGATGAAAATCCCACAAAACGAAAATCTGTTTCAAAGTTAGGAAACCACGTAATTGTTGTTTTGATTGAAACGTATTCTGGACCTGTAATGATTGCCTTGTGA